AATTATATTAAAGGTGGTGAAAAAGAATCTGGATTTATAGCACAAGAAGTTAGAGAAGCAATACCTCATACAGTATATGAAAATAATGAAGGTTATTTATCTATGAGTGATAGAGGTGTTGTTGCTCACATGCACAAAGCAATACTTGAATTAGAGAAGAGATTAATATCAATAGAAGAAAAACTTAAGTAATATGAGTGTACCTGCAAGTGGTAGTTTTAGTATGTTTGGTAATAGTGACAACACAACAATTCAAGGTGCTATAACGCAAGGAGGAGGATCTGTTGCTAGTGCTGATGACTTTAATGAATTAATAGCTGCATCTACAACTAGTTTTAGTAGTCCTAATAATTTATTATTTCATCCTGCAAGCAATGGAGGAACTGATGTCACTAATATAAATCAAATAAATAACGCATTACAATACAGGCTTTACCCGGCTTTTTTTATGCAATTATGTTATCATCAAACTAACTCTGAAACCGCTTGTGGTTGCGATTCTACAGATTCATCAGATAGTTTATCTGGAGATTATTATATTGCAATAACTACCACAACAGGAGTTTTACAGTCCTCAATTAATATAACAAAAACAGACGGATCAGTTGCCCCAACAGGTTTTTATAAATTTGGTTCAGGAGATGCTGGAGGGACTATTGTAAGATTTTGGAATAGCACAACTGGTGTTTTTGGCAATCTTGCTAGTTCAGGATTTGGAATAAGTAGTGTATTTGTCCCAACACCAAACGTGGGAGGATCTGGAGATTTAAGTGGATTTGATCAAAACAGTACAACACTACCATCATCTTGGTCTTGTGCAAATGGAAGAGTTATATTAGTTAGCCTTTAAAATTAAAAAATAAACTATATATGTAATAGTAATATCAATAAGTATAATTAAATTAAATTTAAAACAATGAGTAAAGTAGAAAAAATAAAAAAAGAACAGTTAGAGTTTTTACAAACACTAGTTAAACAAATCCAAAATGGTCAAAATCAAATTGGTCAAATTGAAACACAGAAGCATACTTTGTTACATCAAATAGCTGAAGTACAAAAAAATCTTAAAGACTTTCAAGATAATTTAGAAAAAGAGTATGGCAAAGTTTCTGTAAGTATTGTTGATGGTACTATAACCAAACAAGAATTAAGTGAGTTAGCAACTGGCAAAAATAAAGAGGATAGAACTGTTAAAACAGAATTTGAAGGTGGTGGTGAAATATTTAATGAAAAACCAGATTTAGAAGGAATCAAAGAGCTTGAAGGAGAAGGAGAAATAGGTAAGGATTACGAGTTTGAAAAAGCAAAAAAGTGAGTAAGCTAATACGTAAAATTAGTATTGGTAAAGATTATAAAAGTGAATCCATGCATTACTCCGTAGGTCAAGAGGTTTACGGAGGGCATAGGATTTGTGATATAGTTGAAGAAGAAGAAGGGTATGATATTTTTATTAAAAAAAATAACAACGTTATTATCTGGAAAAACTTTAACAAAAACATGGCTATATCGGTGGAATATAATCTAGAGTATTAATGAGGAGTATATATGACTTCATAATATCACCTAAGTCATCTCGCTATAATAATACTAAAAAGGTTGGTGATAAAAATCTTATAATTAATACTGAAATATATAATCATCAGTATGTCAGTAGGAACGCTATAGTTAAATCAATACCCATAGCTACACCCACCAAAATACAAGTAGGTGATGAAGTAATTGTTCACCACAATGTATTTAGGAGGTGGTTAGATATTAAAGGTATTGAAAAAAATAGTAGAAGCTTTATAGATGAAAATACTTATTGTGTAAAGCAAGATCAAATATTTTCATACAAAAGAAAAGACAAATGGTTACCAGTAGATGGTTATTGTTTTGTAAAGCCTGTAAAAAATAAAGATACATACTCAAACCAGCAAGAGAAAGAACTAGTTGGAGTTATAAAGCAAGTTGATACTAACCTTAAAAACTTTGGTATTAAAGAAAATGATTTAGTAGGGTTTATACCTAATAGCGAATATGAGTTTGTTATTGATGGTGAGAGATTATATAGGGTTTTAAGTAACCACATTTCAATTAAATATGAATATAAAGAAAACGAAGAAGAGTATAATCCAAGCTGGGCAAGTAGCAGTTGAGGAATTAATTAAAGTAGCTAAAGAAGCTATAGTTGATTCAGATGATGATATATCGGCAGATAGATTAAAAAATGCTGCTGCAACAAAAAAACTTGCTATCTTTGATGCTTTTGAAATACTCAACAGAATAGAAGAAGAAGAAAATATATTAGAAAACAAAATACCACTCGATACAAATCAAAGTATATCATTTAGTGGTTTTGCAGAAAGAAAGTCTAAATAAAAAAATATGGCAACATTAACAGCAACATTAACATTAGCAAGTACAGACATTACTTCAGATGCTTTAAGTTTATCTGTAACAGATTCTTTAACAGTAACAGATCCCATAATAGGATTAAGTAAAGTAGCAGCTACAACTACAGGCAATGAAACAATAATATTGGCATCACATTCTAGTATTAGATATTTGTATTTAAAGCACACCGGAGTTGATGCAAGTGATTCTGCAGTAACATCAACATTAGAAGTTGAAATAGAAAATGGAAAATCTTTTGGAGAATTAAGTGCAGGTGAATTTATGTTTGTTCCAATAGGTCAAAATAGTGGTTCAGTTGCGGTACAATTAGAGGCTTCTGCAAATACAATAGTTGCTGAATATGCTTTCTTTACAAAAGGATAATATATGTATAAACAAACCTTATATAAGGTTGTAACTCCAATTAAATTAAATACAATAGCAAGACTTAACAAGTCTAAGAAATGGGAGTATGGTTATAACAAAGAACATGATATTGTTGTAATTAGTAAGACCGGTCAGATTGGGGATATATATGAGATACAAAATCTTAAGATAGCCTTACCCAAACAAAGCAATGTTATTAAGTTTAAAAGTAATAAATGGGAGTACACTGAATACCCTAAAGAACTTAGTAAGATAAAAACAATCTTTGATTGGAAAACATACTCCAATGACTTTAAAGAAAAATATATAGGATACATAGAGAATGAGTTTAAAATTAGAGAAGAAGGTTTATGGTACTATAATAGGGGTGTTCCTACTTATATTACTGGCACTCATTACATGTACTTGCAATGGAGTAAAATTGACGTTGGAAAACCAGATTATCGTGAAGCCAATAGATTATTCTACATCTTTTGGGAAGCCTGTAAAGCCGACTTTCGATCTTACGGGATGTGTTATCTTAAGAACAGACGATCCGGCTTCTCATTCATGGCGTCTGGTGAAACTGTCAACCTTGCGACCATATCCAGTGATGCGAGGTACGGAATACTGTCCAAGTCCGGTCCCGATGCGAAGAAAATGTTCACCGACAAAGTGGTGCCTATATCCGTCAACTATCCGTTCTTCTTCAAACCAATACAAGACGGTATGGATAGACCAAAAACAGAACTCGCTTTTAGAGTTCCAGCATCAAAACTTACAAGACGGAGTATTACGAGCACCGACAGGACAGAGGATTTACAGGGCTTGGACACCACAATCGACTGGAAAAATACAGGAGATAACTCCTACGATGGAGAAAAAATCAAGTTATTGGTACATGATGAATCCGGAAAGTGGGAAAAACCAAACAACATCCTCAACAACTGGAGAGTTACAAAAACAACCTTAAGATTAGGTAGCAGAGTTATAGGTAAATGTATGATGGGTAGTACATGTAACTCATCAGATAAGGGTGGCGGTAATTTTAAAAAACTATACAGAGATTCTGATGTCACCAAAAGAAATAGAAATGGGCAGACTAGTTCTGGGCTTTATAGCCTTTTTATTCCTATGGAATGGAATTACGAAGGGTTTATTGATGAATACGGTCAGCCGGTATTTGATACACCTGAAAAAGAAGTTAAAGGACCTTATGGGGATTACATAGATATAGGTATATTAGAACACTGGCAAAATGAAGTTGATGGATTGAAAAATGATCCTGACGCACTAAACGAATTTTACAGACAATTCCCAAGAACAGAGGAGCATGCCTTTAGAGATGAAACTAAAAATAGTATATTTAACTTAACTAAAATATACGAGCAGATAGACTATAATGAAGTTATGGAGAATAATGCTTCTATAACTACAGGTAACTTTCAGTGGATTGATGGTATAAAAGATTCTAAAGTTATATTTTACCCAGATCCAAAAGGTAGATTTAATATTAGTTGGGTACCACAAAGCCATTTACAAAATAGAGTAATACAAACTAACAACGGTAAAAAACCGGGTAACGAACATATAGGTGCTTTTGGATGTGATAGTTATGATATATCTGGTACTGTTGACGGTCAAGGTTCTAAGGGAGCTTTACATGGATTAACAAAGTTTTCTATGGAAGATGCTCCACCAAATAAATTTTTCTTAGAATATATTGCTAGACCTCAAACAGCAGAAATGTTTTTTGAAGATGTATTAATGGCGTTAGTATTTTATGGAATGCCTATACTTGCAGAAAACAATAAACCAAGACTTCTTTATTATTTAAAAAGAAGAGGGTATAGAGGCTATTCTATGAATAGACCAGATAGAGTTTGGAATAAATTGTCTATAACAGAAAAAGAAATAGGTGGTATACCAAATTCTAGTGAAGATATGAAACAAGCACACGCTGCTGCTATTGAAATGTATATACAAAATCATGTTGGTGCAACACCAAACGGTAGTTACGGTAGTATGTTTTTTAACAAAACATTAAATGATTGGTCTAAGTTTGATATAAATAATAGAACTAAATTTGATGCATCAA